GCGGGGTTACAGCATGGGGGGTTGTCACAAGTGTGCAAAACGCACTTCCCTTTCGGTACGGGCCCGTTAGTTAGCTCCCATGCAAAGCGGCTTGCGATAATGTGCTTTCGTTTTCTCCCCATAGAAAAGTCACCATATCCGGCCCAGCTTCGCCCGGCTTGCCACTCCCAGCATTTTTCAGAGTTACTCATTTTCACCTTACTCCAAAATCTTTCCATAACACCTCGCATGTTCCACTTACTACGGACCATACGAAACCGCAACGGAGTTAATCGCGGCGACCGACTGGTTCACGGTACAACAGATCAATTTTGAGTACCAGTCGATGCCGCGGTTATCGCCCGTATGCTCCACGACTAAGACGTAGTACACCCCGTCGAGCCTGATATCCGGCGCTAAGTTCACTGGGTCTTTCGGGTTTCCGAGATCAATCTTAAGCCGCGCAATCGAAGCCTGATCGACTTGCACCGTCTGACCGGGGTTTATAAGAGGGTTTATAAGGTTGACGACGTTGATCCCGATGTTCGTTTGCTGAGGCGTTCCGATCATTCCCGTTTTACTATTGAGTACGACCGAGACACCTTTCTGGTATCCCTGTTGTTTAACGAAAGTGATCTGTTCGTTTTGAATCGACCACGTAAGATCATTTTGGTTTGAAAAGGTACGTAAGAAATCGCGTGAGTTTCCGAACATGGTCTTCCCGCGCGGGAGAATCGTAGGTTTAAACGACGGCTGATTTGAAGCGCTGTTTAAACCTAGTCCGTACATCGGCTGAGCGATCTGGTTAAAAACTGAGAACTGATCGGCGGTCTCGATCGCGGCCGACACGACTGCGTAGTTATACGCGAGATCCCCGTCGCCGCAATTGAGATCGATGAAAGTATCAGTAGCGCTTTCGCGACCTATGATCACTTGCTTTATGTTTCCTTTAAAGACCACACCAAAATTGGAGTTGTACCCGGCTTGAACAATGACCTTCGTGTACTGCTGCCGAATCTTTAACGCGGTGTCGGCATCCAAGTTATAGACCCGAATGTCGGCGCAGTTGGGGGTCATATTGCTCGAGCGCTTGATCGAAAATTTACAATGGAGAGCCGAGAGATCAAGACCGTTAACATTTGAACCCGTAACCGTGAGGTTAAAGTTTCGTATGTACTGAAGGCTTCCTTGAGGGTTCGCCGCCGGGTTAGACGCCATTGTCTGCTACGTCCGTGATGAAATAGAGGTTGCTGTCGATGCCTAGGTTATCAAGCGTCGGCACAGCATCCGGCATTCCGTTGGTGTACACGATGAGCTGACCATTGATCCCGAGATACTCTAGGCCCGCAAGACAATCGCACCCCGTAATAAGAGGTACGTTGCACACGATAGGATTTTGAGAAGCGTCGGCAAAATCTAGGACCCAACCGCCATCGGGCGCTGGGTTCCACTTGCATGTGAGAGTGTACGTGATCCCGGCAAGGTCGACGTTAAATATCTGCGGAATATTTACGACAGGAACGAGAAAAGCAGATTGAGCCATTATGGTGCCGATCCGCTAAGAAGGTTTTTTGCCGCGTTGATTGCCTGAACGATGATTGATTTCTGACCGCCGTTTTGCGTGGCACCTGTTGAGCCCGGATTTTTCTGCTGGATTCGTGGAACGGCCGCGGCGAGTACCGGCACCATAATGATCTGTTGGTAGGTCGCGTGAATCGCTAGGCAGTTCTCGGTGAGTTTGTCTGTCGTCTGGGTTAACGTCGTCATGAGCATAGTGTGGTAGATCCGCTTAGGCGTGACGATGTCGAAGGGTTGTGCCGTCGCCTGAAGCGTTAAGAGCTGTTGGTAGATTTGGCTCAAGTTCGCGCCGCCAGTAAAGCCCGCGGCTGCAAAGTAAATCGAGTGTGAAAAAACCGTCGGCTCCATGTAGGCGTGGTCCGTAATGGCGGCACCTTGTTGAACCGGCTGTTTCGTGACCGTGAGAGTGTCTGTTGTAGTTTCGTTTACAACGACTTGAATCGCGATCGTACCGACCATGCGCTTTGGTTTGATGAGAATGTTCTGAACAGGCTGAGAGAGGAAGCTCATTACCGAGTCGCCCCTTTCAGGTTTCTAACCATGTCACGATTAACAGCTTGCTGTTGACCGGCCGTCGCACGTGCGGTCGCATCCGAGTTCGGGCTTCCGGTGATATTGATTTGCGTCTGCATGTTCGCGTTTACGTTACTAGTGTTCGACTGAGGGTTGCTCCCGAGTGGTGACCCACCAAAGAATGAGCCAACTTTGCCGGCCGCATTTGCAACTCCTGAACCGACACTGCCAGCCGCACCTAGCGCGCTCGCATCGATCCGATCTCTGAAGTCGGGAATTTTCCCGATTGTGCCGCCGCCGAGTAGGCGAACGAGACTGGTCACGGCTGCGTCTATCCGCACGAAAGCGTCGGCAATCATATTGATGTCGCGTAAGTACGAAGCCCAGTTACCGCTGAAAAGATCTTTCGTTGCATGTACAATGTCGATCATTACGTCGAGAACACCTTCAAGCACGTCTGAGACTTTATCAATGATCGGGATGACCGGGCCCCAATTGAAGAACGACTCGCCACCCTCTTTGAAGGTTTTGAAATCGTCGTAGAGGGCTAAAATCCCTGCAAGCCCTACGAGAAGCAACCCTAGTGGTGTAGCTAAGAACGAGAGGTTTAAAAGTTTCCACGCGGCGATGACCGCGATGATTTTTGTCGACCAGCCGTCGGTCGCTTTATCAAGTGCCACGAAGAAATCAAAAACGCGGCCGAGAATCGACCAGATCCGGCTTCCTAGCTGAGTGACGATGTCGAATGCTCTGAAGACGGTACTTACGAGTCTCGTCAAAGCACTAATGATGTAGGGCATGTTCTGATAGATCTTTTTTCGGAACTGGTCGGACTGCTTAATCAAAAGGCCGAAGAACTTTGAGCCAACCGATTTATAGATGGCTTCGAGAGCGAATCTGGTCTTTGTCAGGGACATGTTTAAATGAACAGAGTCAACGATCACTTTTCGAATGTTGATCCCGGCTGAGGAGTAGGCTTTGAGAAGCTCGTTCCTGAGCACTATCGCTTTATTAATTGCTGGTGCGATTATGTGGTACTGATACCCCATTTCCTCAAAGCCTTCAGAGATCTTACTGAAGGCGTACACCATCGAGCCAGCAAAAGCGTTCACAGCCCCGTATAGTGAGGTAACTCTTAACGCTGCGGTTTGGATGCTCTTATTAAATGCGTTTAGTGACGACTCGTCGACATCGAAACCGAGGCCCACCAAAAATGACTTAATGACTTCGCCATTGGCTGACACGGTTACTCCTCGTTCGCTTTTCTATAGCGCCTTTCGTTCTCGTACTTCACATCGATCGCGGCGTTCATCCTTGTGATGTCCTCGAGGTCTATCGTGCAGTCTTTCAACGATTCATACTTGCACATTCCCTCGAGAACCGGGCGTAAGAGATATTCTTCGCCGTCCGGCATGAAAACCCAATCGACTTCCCTCTTCGTCGGTGCTCCCCCACTTATCCGCGGGGGAGCATAGTAAAAAAACCAGACAGGTTAAACATAAGCGATCTCCCCGCGCACTGAAGTAGAACCGGGAGGTCGATGTCCTGCATGGCAATAACTGTTCCGTTTGAGACTTTTGCCCACATGTTAAACTGTGGTTGATGAACTTCCACGCCAGCTAGAAGATTCATGAGTACGTAGTCAGCGTCGGCGTCGGAAAGACTCGAGAGTCCTTTCATGATGGGTTCAGCAATTTTTGCAAACTGCTCGAGTTTTTCGTTATCTTTGAGGTCATCGACTTTTACGTTCGTGATGCCGCCCGCTGATTTTACGAACTCCGCCAAAATCGGACCGATGCGGCGGACAATGTGAAATTGTTTAAACGCATCGATCTTATTGACCTTAAATTTTCTCTCACCTATTGAAAACTCATTACTCACTTAAAACCTCAGCTTAATCCCAAAATCGAGTTGATCGAGATGCTATCGAAAGTCCATTCGATCATCGGACCGTCTTTATCGTAAACGATCTCGGGTTTCTTTTTAAATGCGCAGCTCTGGGCTGTCGTAATTTCAAGTCTCGCCGTATCTGCGATCGTAATCAAGTTTTGTCCCCAAAGGCTACTTGATGCCGCTTGAAGGTCGTACGCAAGCTGCAAAAGACCGTTGGTGGGTGATGTCTTAAGGTACCGTAGGGTGATCACGCCGGCACTGCTAGCAATCAGCGTGTGCTGACCCAGGCCATCGGCGCCGAGGTGGTGGCCAG